TACGCTTCAGGGCCTGCTCAGTCCCTTCTTCGGAAAGGCTTTACTGCTCCCCGCGGATTTCGGGGTTTTGTCCGTTGAGCCAGCTCTCGACGCATCAACTCGGCGGCCAGTTCTTCGGGGGTCACCCCCCTCTTCTCTGCCTCACGCTCAAGCTGCTCCATCTCTCGCTGGCCCAACTGGACCTGTTCGATAGGCATGGGGCCTCCTTTGGGCCTTCAAGCCACTTGGTGTTCGTCGGTATTCTCCGAAGCCAATGCAGCAAGCTGCGCTTCCAGCAGCTCACGGCACAAAACCGCTCGCTGAGTTCGGTGGAACTTGGCCAGGGCCTGGATTAACTCGAACGTGTCCTCATCAACCCGGACCTTGATCTCTCGGTCATGTAAGTGCTTGGGATTGGCATACATGCGGGTCTTGCTCCTTGCGGTAAAAAAAGATTAGGCGGCGTTTTTACGAGCTGGGATCGGGCGAACTTCGTTTGCCTTAACGCAGCCGTCGTCTTGGATCGTGATTCGTATATCGCGCTTGGCACGGAACATCTGAGAGACCGCGCTCTGCTGGATCCCGAGAGCCTTGGCGAGGTCACTCTGAGTTCCGTGCCCGGCGAGGTACTCCTCAAGGGTTAGGGTTTTCATGGGATGCGGTCTCATATGGAATTCACCTAGATATTAGCACTGCTGTTTTACAAAAAACAAGGCAAACAGTAGCAGTGCTGTTTGCGAAAATATCAGCTCTGCTACTAAATCACGCGCATGAAGAAACCGATTCGAACCCCTTTAACCGATGAGCAGCTTGCAGATGCCAAGCGGCTCACGGACATCTATAAAATCAGATCACGAGAATCAAAGGCTCGAGGCGATAATCCGCCTTTGACTCAAACTGAGGTTGGTGAGCGCTGCGAGTGGAAATCGCCGCAAAGCACCGTCAGTCAGTACATGAACGGTAAAGTGGCATTAAACCTACCTGCGCTGGTTAAGTTGGCTCAGGTATTAGATTTTGAGCCATCCGAGGTTAGTCCGACGCTTTCTGCCGGCCTTAGATTCTCAAGTTCCGACAAGCCTCATACGCCAGAACCAGTGGTCAACGAGTTCCCGCTTGCTGCATCAGCTGATATTGCCGAAGAGGCAGACGAGCGATACGCCTTCATCCCCCAATACGATGCGAGAGCTGCGGCAGGCATCGGCCATGAGAACCCGCACGTAGAGGTGCGCTCTACCCTGGCATTCAAGCGCGAGTGGTTGAAGGTCAAGGGCGTCAATCCGAATCAGTTGGTCGTCATCTATGCCGATGGCGAGAGCATGTGGCCCACGATTAACGATCACGACGTTCTGCTAATCGATAAGTCGAAGATCGATCCAATCGATCGGCAGGTCTTTGTTCTGGCCAGTGCGGACAAGGGCGCGATTGTGAAGCGACTAATCAAGACGGCCTTGGGTGGCTGGATCATCAGAAGCGACAACGACAATAAAGATGAACACCCGGACCTTGTCCTGTCGCGGAAGGAGATCAACGAGCACCGCATCATCGGCCAGGTCATCTGGCGCGGCGGGGATTTGTAGTCTAGGGAGTTTCCAAAGTGACGATAAGGCTAACGGACAAAGATTCGCCGATTGAAAAAGCTCAAGTCAGCCTTGAGGATATAGAGGGTTTGACTGCGGAGCAGATCATTCGACATATCGACGAGAAAAACTCTGACGGCCCTTGCGAGGCGTGCGGCGCTGCAGACTGGGAAATAGACAGGAATGGCGAAAGCATTGCCTTTACTCTGGCTCCACTCTCAACCGACCAGGATGTGGGGTTGGTCATGCTGCCATTGACGTGTGTAGCCTGTGGCAATGTCAGATCTCTGAATGCCGCTTACATAGCCAAAATGATCTTGAAGCGGGACGCATAAGAAATGCCCGATAGCACCAATGTTGTACAAATGCGACATAGCGGCAATACTGGCGGTGAAGAACCGCCTAGAGATCATCCTATGGAAGCTCGCGTAGCAGCACTCGAGAAGTCATCACTTGAGATCAGAGAGAAGCTCAGCCTTATCTTGCTCAAGGTTGAGTCTATCGATAAGCATACCGCTACAAAAGCAGATCTCGCGAATACCGAGTTGAGCATGCTCAAGTGGTGCATAGCTACGGCTGTGGCTATGACCGGACTCGCATGTGCAATTACATTTGGCCTGACGAGGCTTTTCGGCGGTAGCTGATAACCACGCATCTAACTGCAAGAAGCCCGGCCTAGCGCCGGGCTGTTTGCGCCAATCTCAGCCATCCCAGGCGGGTTTTCTTTTTCCGCTGGCCTCAGATAGCCTTGAACACAAGAGTCTGCCGACTCGCGCCAAAGATCGTTTGGTAGCTACGAGGACCGACAAATTGCAGTGGGCCGCGCGATATTGCCGACCAGAGTTGGCCTTCCAGGGCTGGCCTGTCGGTTAGAATGGTTATGGGCGGGAACGTGGCAGGATTGAATATGCTATTAAGCACAACGCCCCCCTCTAGCACTTGGGATACCTGATAATCACCGTCCGACACCCATACAAACTTCCCCTGATACCGAGCAGGTCCACCCTCTCTAAACATCTGCACCAGGTCGTTAAATCCTTTGAAGTTTTCCCCGCCGAGCATGGGCTGTACGCCGGTACGGTTGACCACATCAAGGATCAACGAGCTATTTTTTTTGGCTACAGCTTCGGCCTTCCGCTTTGTCTCCGCGTCGTTATGCGCCTGCTTCGCCTCACAAAGGTCGGGGATTTTAAAAGCGCCAGAATTTGCCACCCTCATACGGCGCTCGCCCGAAAAACCTTCGGCAGCACTTACCACTTCCAGGGAAGAAAGCGCCCGGAGAAATTCATCTCGATTTTCATAAGACTTTCCAGATGCGTAGAAACGCTCGCCCTCCAGATACGAAATCCATTTCCCATCGGATCCAAATAATGCCGTAGTGGTTTGGCGAATAACGAACTCGTGCTCGTTATCTGTGCAAACTCCATAGATCTCGAAATCCCTCCCAGTCTTTACCGATGATGTCTTCAGGCCGATCAGGGCGCTACCCTCTATCGGGCTGCGTGCGAAATCGCTTTCGACGTACTCAGGCATCGTCGAGCAGCCTGTCACAAGCGCAACCCCAAGCGCCGCACTGGAAAATCTTAAAAACCACATGGCTCATTCCTTTTACCCATAATGTCGGGATTGTACCCGAGCAGTCATGCCAAGCCACTTGCGCCACCTGCACATTTTCATAACTCCTACAGCCCGCCACTGAGTGGGCTTTTTTACAACTGCAGGAAAATAATAACAGCACTGATGTTGACTACCAAATAACAGCAGTGCTACTTTTACCCCATCGCAGTCACCGAACAGGGACTGCGAAGGGCCTCACGGGCCTGACCGCTCTTTAACAATCAGCGCAATACGAACAAAGACGGCACTGCCTCTGCGGCGACCGGAGATCAGATAGCCCCGAAAGGCTACCAACGCGAGGACCACCTCGACGGCTGACTAGAGCGAAAGGCTCGAACCGCGTGAATGACCCGCTATGCGGTGCCAGCGGAAAACAAGATTTCACTGGCTGGCCTTGGCAACAGGGCCAGACGGGAAATCAACCGGAGAAGCGCAAATGGAAGTCGTATTTCTTGCTGAAAGCGTTTCGGCAGAAACGTGGCAACAGAACAAGATGAGGGTGGTGGTAGAAGTCGAGCCGGAAGAGCTTCTGGACTCCCTCGATGTTGAAGACCGAATCAAGGGTTTGGACGAGCACGAAGTGATCACAGCGATGGGGATCAACAACACGCTCAACCTGCTCAACGAGAAAGAGCTGACGGACTGGATTAAGAGCAGCGACATCGATCCGATTGATCTGCTCAACGCAATTGGCGAAGAGTCCATTTACGAATGGATCAACTCGCAAGAGTGACAACCAGCGCAACGTCAGCCTGACGATAACTGCCCGAGCGCCTGGTACTCCCCAGCACCAGGCCGCATCGGAGTGGGATCTGCATGAAAACGCTGTGGCTGAGTCCACAAATAGCCGGATGGCTCCGGCAGCCGGAAACAGAAGCCAGCAGTAGTCACAGATCACACCCCGATGCGGACGATTCTGCACCGCGCAACGCGGCCCCCTGCGTCAATCCACAGAGCCGATCTGTGAAGCCTTTGTTGCAAGCACTGGCTAGATGATCTCTCCACCAGCCTTGCCGGGTATCGGTAGCAAGGAAAGGCATCCCTGCCTCACCAGGGCGTTCAATCACCTGCTTGCAGTGAGCCAAAAAGCAAGCCCAATCAGCCTCGAAAGAGGCTGCATCGGAATGTCGGCGGGTCATGAAAAAAGCATCTCCAGAGCAGTCGGATTGTGGCGAATACCCGGACGTCGATTGCAGAAAATGGTGTGGACCGACATTCCAATGCAGCTTCAATAGGTGGCCACTGCCTGCCCAGTGAGCGAACGAAAGGAGTCACTGCCATGAAGGAATAACCCGCCGTTGCTGAGCAACAGTATCCGCAGGCACTACAGCTCTGCGCGCTTGGACCGACGAGAGAATATCGGTTCCGGAGAGCGCGCCTTGTCAGCGCCCCGCAGCGGGCATAGCCCACAGGATCTGCTGGTGACATCAGCGCCGGACAAGTAACCGGCAACCCATCCCCGACACCACCCGCATGCACTCCCCTCCGCGCCCAACGGCAACCAGCGGAATGGATGAGTGCAGCCGAGTTTTGTTGGACGACCACCGGTTAAAGCCCGATGGATCACCCGGAATGACCCCACGGTCAATATGTTTAAAACGGATGGGCGGCCCTCGCCTACTCCACCTCGCCCCTGGAGGCGATCATGAACACCACGCATAGTTATCTGCCCCGACACCACCGCAAGCCGCCTCCAGTGAGCCACAGCCCGCACGATGATGCTCGGGCAGAGTGGTTGCACAACGCCGCCGAAGAACTCCTACGGGGCTGCAGCGTGTCGTTTCAGCGCCGCATGCGCCCTCAGCAAGGCGTGACCGCCGAGGAATTCGCCCTGGCAGTGGATGAGTACGTGAATAACCGCCTAGCCGACAGCGAGGTGCACACCTCGGCGCTGGGCTGGCTGCTGATCACGGCGACGACCGGAAACGCTGATAAGACGGCTGCAGCTGAGTTGCTTGGTAACAGCGATCACCCGCTGGGCAAGCTTGGCGAGATTGCCGAAGTCCTGCTCGAGCCGCTCGCAGACGATGCACTGATCGCCCAGGCCGAGGACAGCGAGTGAGCCCTCACATTGCCATCGATCAGGCGCTTGAAGGCCTGGAGCATCCCGGCAGCCGAGACATCGACGACAGTCTCGCCGACGGGCTGCTCGTGAGGTTCTTCACCGCCGGCGAGATCACCGCCGAAGAATTCCACCACTACAGCGCTCGACTGCTGAAGATCAGCCGAAAGCGCAAGGAGTTGTCATGAGCACAGCACCGGTAAAAACGCTGATTGATGAGCAGGTCGACGACATCGAGCGCAAGATCGCCATGCTCGGCTTCGGCCTGCCCTTCAATGAAGTGATCGGCCGCAACCGTGAAGAGCTTGTCGCCAACCTGCCCCAGCGCCTGGCGGCGACCATGAAGGGTGGACGGATCGCGGTGAGGGTTCGCCCATGACCTCCTACCAAAAGGCTCGCCGACTCTACGTCTGGCGCGGTTCAGCAATCGTCCTTCTCGGTACCGCCTTCGTGATGCTGGCCAGCTCTTACTGCGCACAGCTCACCCAATAACCCACACCTTCAAACGCTGCGAGCATCGCGGCAAGGATTCCCCATGTCCGCAGTAATGAAACAGGTCGACCATGCGCCGGCCATGTCTGAGGCCGCACTTGTCGAGGTCTTGAGTGGCAGCCTGTACCCGGGCGCCGCGCATAACTCGGTCGTAATGGTCTTGGCCTACTGCCAGGCCGCGCACCTGGACCCCATGCTGAAGCCGGTCCACATCGTTCCGGTCTACCAGAAAGGCCGCGGGATGGTCGACGTGGTGATGCCGGGGATTGGCCTCTACCGCATCCAGGCGGCGCGCACCGGGCAATACGCCGGCATCAGCGACCCAGAGTTCGGGCCATCGATCACGACCAAGCTGGCCGGAGTCGAGGTCACCTATCCGGAGTGGTGCCGGGTCACGGTGAAGCGGCAGATGTCGAACGGGCTCGTCGCCGAGTTCACCGCCAGCGAGCGCTGGCTGGAGAACTACGCAACCTCCGGCAAAGACACCATCGCACCGAACGCCATGTGGAAGCGCCGGGCCTTTGCCCAGCTCGCCAAGTGCGCCGAGGCCCAGGCCCTGCGCAAAGCCTTCCCCGAAGTCGGATCAGCCCCGACCGCCGACGAAATGGAAGGCAAGTCCTTCGAAGAGCCGGCGCGCGACGTCACCCCGCACCAGCAAAAGTCGGAACCGGATCCTGAAGCGCTGCCGACCTACTCGGACGACCTGCTCGCCGAGAACCTGGTCAAGTGGCGGCCGTTGATTGACGCCAACCGCACCAGCCCCGAGCACCTGATCGCCACCATCAGCAGCAAGTACACGCTGACCGATGCGCAGAAAGAAAAGATCACCAACCTTAAAGCCCTCGATGGAGACGCAGCATGAAAATTCACAACGTAGCTCAAGGCTCCGCCGAGTGGCACGCTCTGCGCAGTCAGCACTTCACCGCATCCGAAGCCCCGGCCATGATGGGCGCCTCGAAGTACCAGACCCGCACCGATCTGCTGACGCTGAAGAAGACAGGCATTGCGCCGGAAGTCACCCCCTCGCAGCAGTACATCTTCGACAAAGGTCACGCCACCGAAGCGATGGCCAGGCCGTTGGTTGAGGTGATGATCGGCGAAGAGCTGTACCCAGTCGTGGGCACCGAGGGCAACCTACTCGCCTCAATGGACGGCGCGACGATGCTCGGCGAGACGCTGTTCGAGCACAAGCTCTGGAACGAATCATTGGCCGCCCAGGTGCGCGCTGAAGACCTGGGCCCTCACTACTACTGGCAGCTTGAGCAGCAGCTGTTGGTGAGCGGCGCCGAGCGCGTGATCTTCGTTTGCTCCGACGGCACCGCAGAAAACTTCGTCAGCATGGAATATCGCCCGGTCGCCGGTCGCGCAGCTCAATTGATCGAAGGGTGGAAACAGTTCGAGGCGGATCTTGCCGGCCACGAAGTGGCGGACGCCCCGTCTATCGTCGTCGGCAAGGCCCCGGACGAGCTGCCAGCGCTACGCATTGAACTGACCGGCATGGTTACCGCCAGCAACCTGAAAGTGTTTGAGGAATCGGCTCTGGCGGTCATCGACTCGGTGAAAACCACGCTGACCACCGACCAGGACTTCGCGGACGCGAAAAAGGCGGTGAAGTGGTGCGGAGACGTTGAGGATGCGGTCACGGCGGCGAAGAAGCAGGCGCTGTCGCAAACCCAGACCATCGACGAACTCTTCTGCTCGCTGGACCGCATCAGCAAGCACGCCCGGGAAACTCGCCTGAAGGTCGACAAGCTGGTGAAGGCTCAGGAGCTGCTGGTGAAGACCAACATCAAGCAGAAGGCCGAGCAGGCACTGACTGATCACGTCGCAGCCATCAACAAGACCCTGATCGCCGATTACTCACTCGACTTCCCGGCATCAGCCTGATGCGCAGGATGGCACGCGTGCAACAACGCAAACGACAAGCCTGGCTGGCATTGCCGGCCAGCGGCATTGAAGAGGTATCCCATGGCAGCGGCGCAGAAAGATCGATCGGCAAAGACTGCGGCGGGGCGAAAGGCTCGCGGCGAGGAAGAGTTGCGAATGCATGCGATGGCTGGAACCCGGCAAGCGCTGGCTGACTTGATGGCCTGGAACGGCATCGAGGAACAGGGCGAGGCAATGACGCTGATGATTCATCATCTTCATGCATTAGGGCCTCAAAAGTCCGCCCCGCTGCTTGCCCCGCCGCGTCACGAATACGTGATACCCGAAAACGTGTCGCGCAAACTTGAGCTCGCCTACAACCGCGAAGCCCTGCGCATCTGTCACGACGAATAACCATCCCCTACTGTCGCATCGGGTCACGGAGGGCGGCGCCTGACTGGAAATCACACATTACTCCCTCCCGCCAGAGTATACTGAAACACTAAAAAGGAGAGATTGATGTACGACTACTATGTTTCACTCGGGGAAAATTGCGAAGCAGCATTCAACTTCAGAAGGATCCTTGGAAAGGATATTTCTTCTTACTTCAACTGGCTTGTTACTTCGCTGGACTCCTTGATCAAAATAGTCTCGGATGATTTCGATGGTGACTTTGAGAAAGGTAACCTTTATTACAAACACGACCAAACCTCCATGGTTACAGATAGAAAGTACAATATATCCCATCACAATACATTTAAAGATGGGCAGCTATCTGGAGTGGAGTTTGAAGCTCTGTATACCAACCAAGTAGAGAAGCTTAGCTTACTCAAGCGACGTTTTCGGGCGCTTGCCAACTCGGATCAATCTGTTCTGTATTTTATAAAAGTTTCCGAGATGACAGGAACCAAGGATGTACAAAAAAAATGTGCACATTTTAGAGACCTAATGACTAAAACTTATCCTGACCACAAATTTGATATTGTGGTTTTACAGGATAAAGATCGAATTGAGCCACAGTGGGATGAGCCTAATATATTTAACCGTTACGTTGACAGATTTGCACCTTTCAACAACGTCCCTGATTTTCACAAGGAATCCTGGGACAGGATATTCAACGAGTTCCCTTTAAACCCAGGAGCAATGGCGAATGCTTTTGGTTAAGTCAATCATTTCACCACAATGATCCATCCTCAGCATCGACTGGCGTTATCTCGCCAGTCGTTTACAACATTGTGGAATGAGTCATCGGGTACTGCAGTTTGTAATTTGGCTACGCTCTGACCCCCTTCCGGCTCCATGCCGGGCCGAACACAAATACCCCACTTCAACGAATCACGCCAGCCGGCGAGGCAGGCGTCTGCCTGGAGATAACCCATGAGCATTCCCGCAAATGCTTTGAGCGACGAAGAGTGCCTGCACTACGCAGCTCTCGATCCGGCCGCTGCCGCCGAACTTACCCGCCGATTCACCGCGCAAAGCATCGACCCCAGCGCTGAGCGTGAAGAGCTGCGTGAAGACATCCGCCGCCTCGAAAGCCAGGCAAGCGATGACGAAGACGAGCTGGCGAATCTTCGGGATGACGCAGGCGAGGCCTGCACCTGGATCAAGCGAGCGATGGACCCGGACGACCGGGAGCTTTCACTGAATGAGTTGCTGCAAAAAGCGCTCGACTGCCTGGAGTAAAAGCCATGAGCACCTTTGCCGTGTTTGGAATGAGTGAGAACTGGGCTCGCGAAGAGGCCAAAGAAACTACCAATACCTACAAGATGGATAACGGGAAGATGGTGGAGCGGACCATTCCTGAGTGGGAACAGGCCGTGGAGGCAGAGGTGGCAAGAATCATGGCTGGCAAAAAGTGCGTCCGGCTTTCTCCAATGTTCGATGCCCCCCAGTACGCACAGCAGTTCATGGAGATGGCGAGATCGAGCATTGTTTGTCGTGACCTCAAAATCAGGACCAAAGCGGTGCTTGTCGATGCCAAGAACAAGCCCATCTTGAATACGAAAACCGGCGTACCCAAGGTCGGTTTTGCCGACTGGGCTCCCGCAGCAACTTACGCAGCCTGAACCACCGTCTACATCACTTCAACGAATCACGCCAGCCGGCGAGGATCACCTATGTCCGCTCAACAGAAATTACCCCAGTTCATTAACCGTCAGCCAAGCATGGGCCTGCCATTCGAAAAGGAACTGGTGGTGGACCTGTTCGCCGGTGGCGGCGGTGCCAGCACCGGGATAGCCCGGGCTTACCGGGAGCCGGATGTCGCGGTAAACCACAACCCGATCGCCCTGGCGGTTCACCGCGCCAATCACCCGCAGACGGCGCACTATGTCGCTGACGTGTTCGAGGTGGATCCAGTCCATGCCACGGGCGGCCAGCCGGTTGGCATTCTCTGGGCCTCGCCGGATTGCCGGCACCACAGCAAGGCCAAGGGCGGTGCACCGCGTGACCGCGGGGTTCGCGGGCTTGCCTGGGTGGTGGTTCGCTGGGCGCACGCCACCCGGCCGCGCCTGATGTTCCTGGAGAACGTCGAAGAGTTCTGCGACTGGGGCCCGATCGATGAAGACGGCCAACCGATCAAAGCCGAGCGTGGCCGGACCTTCAAGGCATTTATCGCCGCGCTCAGCACCGGTCTCGCCGCCGATCACCCGGACATGCCAGAGATCCTGCAATCGATCGGCGAATACGTCCCGGCGGAAAGCCTGGTGCGCGGCCTGGGCTACAACGTCGAATGGCGCG